ACAAGCGGTCTCAAACCGGACCAGCCCCGGCGTCATACACACTGTGCCGGACGGAACAGCACGGTCCGCAGTGCTGGCCCCGTCCCCGAAAAAGCGCACGGTTCCCTGTGCTTTGGTCGCCTTTTTGCGTTCCAGCGCGCGAAGCTGCGCATGATGATCCAGGTACTCTCCCTGAGCCGTCTGAGGGAAGCACTGGCGGTTTACCCAGTCAGCCTGTACGTACAGGGAATAGATCTGTGCCGCCGCGGCGTACAGCCGCGCGGACAGATCCCCGCCCGGACTGATTTCCATGCCGGTGCGTGCGGTAAAATCCGCCTGCATATCCGAATAAAGCTCTTCAACTGTTTTCATCTGTCATTCCTCCCAAGGGGACACTCACCTCCAGCGGTTCCCCCTGCCATTCCAAATCCACCTTGACCTGCGCCACAGCTCCCTGCTCGCTGTAGGTCACACCGGTCACCCTCACATCCTCGTCTTCCAGCGCCTGACAGACATACCGGGTGCACAGGGTCTGTCGTACGCTTCTCTTTTCCTTGGTCAGCGTATGCAGCTGACTTCCCAGCTGCGGCAGGAAGGGCAACGCGCCCCGTTTGGCCGTCAGCTTGAACAATACTCGCTGAATCAGAGCCTCGCTCCCCTCCAGCCGACAAAAGTCTCCCATGCCGTTCGGCACAAAATCGCCGTTTGTCATTTGCAGTTCCGTCATATTATCCTCCCTGCTCCGCCATAGCGGCAGCCACCGCGGACCGCACGAGTTCTTCCAGCGGCAGTCCATTTACCGTCACAGCACCCTGTATCGCCACCCGGCCGTTTTGCGTCAGCTTCACGCCGCAGCCGGGCCCTGCCAGTTCCACTTCGCCCGGCTGCAGCAAATCCTCTTTCCGGTTTTCTCCGGCCAGAATACAGGGCGATTCGCCATCGTTTCCCGTCTTCAGCACCAGCACCGCTTCACCGGTCCGCGGCCTCCACCGATACCCTCCCGGTGCCATCACCGGCAGCCAGCGCCGTTCCGACCCAAGAAGAACCCCGCTTTCCGTGCCGGACGCGGTTACCACACCAACGTCAGCAATTCCCTGCCGATCCGTATTTGTTCCTTTCATGCGGCTTGCTGTCCACATCACATCTCACCTCACAGCATTGCATCGGGCGGAACCAGTTCCATGCGAGTACGGTATCCTCTTCCGTCCATACTCACCGCAGCCTGCGCCACTCTCCACAGGCCGTTGTGGCTCCATCCGGTCCGTTCCAGCCTGACCACCTCTCCCGGCCAGGCACAAAAAGGCAGCGCTACCTCAACATCCAGCTTCACCTGCTCCTTCTCAGAACACTTCAACTGGTATTCCCCCTGATAGCGCATGGTCTGATAGTTGCTTTTCCCCGGCATGGTAACCATTCGTCTGCACTGTCCTCCGGCCTCTTTGAACGCTGCATTGACCACCCGATGTATTTCCGGTGATTTTCCGGCTTCACGCACCCAGATTTCAGACAGAACTCCATAGCGTTTATTTCGCGCGCTCAGCGCAGTCACCGGCACACGATCATGGATCACCCCGGTCACATCATCCCGCCACCGGCTCAGGACCAGCCGTCCCTGTCGGTCAAAGCGCGGCGTTACTCCGCCGTGATAGCAGACAAACTGATACAGGACCGACCACTCGCTGGATCCGTAATCCACAGCAAACCGTTCCACCGCCGGAAATCGCTCTGTTTGCGCCACTTGGATCCCGTAAGGCTCCACATGCTCTTTCAGAATGTCCTGAAGTGTAGCTACATCGTAATCGTTCCCCACCGCTTCGTTGTCCAGCAGCAGAGCCGCCATCCCCCGCCCATTCACTTCAAGGCGGCAGCCCTGTTCCGACCAGGAAACCTCACTCTCATCCACCACACCGGCAAATACCAGTTCCTTTTCCCGATAGGCCTCAAATCTTGCCGCATCGTCCAGCAGCCAGTCGTTGGCAGTATTCCACAGGCAAACCACACGGAAGCTGTCACAGGGCGTCCCGCAGCCATATTCCAGTTCCCATTCCAGCAGTTCCGGCAGCTTCCTTCGCGTTCCGTCCCCCAGGATCAGATATGCCGTCACCGCACGCGCACCTCCTGCCCCACCCGGATCAGGTTCGGGTTCTTGATCTGGGGATTCATCTGCAGGATCCGCTCCATCGTGATCCCGTATTTCTTTGCGATGCCCCACAGCGTATCCCCTTTTACCACGGAATAAACAAGTTGACCGGAGTGTTCGGTCCGGTCCTCCTGTTCCGTGGCCGACTGTTTTTCCACCGTGTCGCTGTAGTACTCCAAATCCTCCCAAAACACAAAGGAGTAGCTTACGTAGTCCGGCCTCGGCTCCTGTTTCAGGGAAAGCTCTACAAAATAGGCGTTGGCCGCCTGCCACAGCGGATGGATCAGGGTGCCGGCCCCCGGGCTGTAAAACACATTGGCCAGTGCACCGAACTGCGCATAGGCATCCGGTCCGGCAAACTCTCCCTCTCCCCGCATCACCCTGCAGCTGCGGCCCAACTCCTGCAGATGGTACAGGCCATACGGCACTTTGTTCTGCACCATTTCCCGTTCATAATCGATCGTGTATACCCTCGGATTATGGGGCCATATGTAATCCTTGTATCTCATGGGGCTCAAATTCACAGGCCCTCTCCCTCCTTTTCCTTACAACAGCCTCAGCGGACCGTCATATCTGCGGGCATCCCGGGCAAACGCAGCATCCACCAGCGCCGCATAATCGACCGTATTTCGCTTCCGGTCCACCCCTCCACGCACGGAACGAACATCCTGTCCGCAGCCCGTGTCGGCAGCGCTGCCCGGTTGAAGGCTGCGTTTTTCCCAACGCTGTGCGGCCTGACGCAGCCGCGCCATCCTGTCCGAGATATTCCGCGCCGCACCCTGTATCGTCTGCGCCGCATTCACCGTGCGCACGCTCTGTGCTGCAGCCTGTACCGATCGTCTTTCCTTTTGCGTCAAACTGTTTTCCCGTTCCCTTTGCAGGGCTTCCGCCTGCAATTCAGGCCCGCTTTGCAGTTCACCCGTTATGTCGGCAGCGCTCAGAAGCAGCCCCGCCGTGTCCCAACGGTATTCCCACTCGTTTTCATCCGCGTCCGACTCTCTCAGCAACGCTTCAAGAACATCCGTCATTTGCTTCCCCCCGCTTTAAAGAGGCAAATCTTGCCTCATCGAAGTTGTCGTTGACGCTTCCCTCGCTCCGTGCAAGGGGAACGCCGCACACGGTGCAGCGCTCCTCCATCGTCCGATCCAGACAGGTCGGACAAAGCCCCGCCAGCGCCTCCTCATCGTCCAACAGCAGGTTCAGTGCGCACCACAGAATATCCCGTGCCTTCATCGCTCGGACGCGATTTTCCGTGGGCAGGGCTGAAAAGGATCGCAGCACGCGCCAGTACAGCCGCTCCTCCCGGGCGTGCTCCAGACTTTTTTTAACGCTTCCACCCGACCGCTTTCGCTGTTGAGTCCGGGGTTGACCTGCGTATTAAACTGCGCCCACCGTCCGGCCAGCGTCTCAATTTCTTCCACGGTCAGCTGCTCCAGAACATGGCTTCCATCCCGAAAGATCGGCTTCCCGTCCCGCAGCAGCGCCCGGGACAGCAGGCAGGCGTTGGAGCACAGCGACCGCTCACGCCCATCCCGGGCCAGCCACTGGGCCTCCCGTCTGGCCTCCAGCACCTCCATGGCACTGATGAGCCGCAGATTCCGGCCGTCCTCCAGCTCCAGTTCAGAGGGTCCGTCCAAAAGGTTGCTCGGCATCCTTACACCTCCGTCTCAATGCGTTTGGATGCCACCACAGTGACCTTTTCCATCACCATATCGCCCAGTCCGGCCTCTTCACTGATGGCGCTCCATTGGCAGTCGGAGTAAATGATTCTGCGGTCAGGCTTGCAAATCACCAGAGAGAAGCCCTCCAGCGAATAAAAGTCGATACCGTCCCGAATAGCGTTGTCCGTGGCATACAGTCTGGACAGCTCCAGCACATGTTTCACCGGTCCGGCAACGGTCGCAACAGGCTCTTTCTCGCCGAACGCCTCCACCTGAGTGCTGGACTTGGTCGCCTTGGCGTTGTAGCTCTGGACCACGGCCACTTTGGTGCCGTTCACTTCCAGATAGATGTCACTACTGGTCGGAAATCCTGTGATCGTCATACAGTTCCCCCCTTATACCGTAATATGAGCACTCAGCCAAATCTGGTTGATACCGTGGGTCACGGTAAAGGAAAAGTCTACCAGACACCGTGTGGGATCTTCGCTGTCGGCACTGACGCTGACCTGCTCATACCCGGTAATGATCTCGTGAGCCAGCTTATTTTCCAGTTCCAGAACCACCTGGGATCGAATGGCACCTCTGCTCTGAGCCGTATTTTTCGCGCGATGGAATCGGCTTTTCAGCGCATTGCGAACGGTCGGGATCACGTCATCCACCACCAGAACGGCGGAAAGATCCCTCCATGTGCTGTCCGCGGCACCGTTGGTGGTGGTTCGGGTGGTCACGCCCCGTACCACGCTGACCACACCGCCCACCGCTTCCACCGGTGTCACACCGCCGCGGATCAGCACGTCCAGTTCCTCCTCCCGGAACTGCCGGTTCAGTCCGTACAGTCCGGACACCTGCGCGCCGCCCAGAGGGATCGCGGGATCGCTTTCTCCTGCAATGACTCCGGCCACCGCCGCAGCCACCTGCACCCCGGCCAGTGCCTCACCCTGCTGATCCACGCAGCCGGGCGCCACCAGAACCACACGCTCACTGTTCAGCTGCGCGGCCCGCTCCACCAGTTCCCCGACGGTTTCTTCCATATCGCCGGCTACCACCGCAATGCGTTCCCGCTGTGCGGCAGAGGCGGTCAGCACACTGTCCCGCAGGGCCTGCTGAACCTCCACCACAGTGCTGTCGCAAACTGCTACCGCCAAATCCTGAGTCTGGCCCATGATCTCAAAGGCAGCCCGATAGTCGGTCACACTGTCCCCCGCGACAGGAAAAACTACAGCCTGTGCTGCTCCGTTCTGCAGCAGGAGCCTCACCAGTGCAGCCGCGTTATTTCCGGCTTCCGCACCGAACACCGCTGCCGCCTCCTGATACGTGTTGATGGTCCACATCGTCTGGCCGGGATTATCGAGTCTGACCGCCAGACCAACCTTCTTTTTCCCTGCGCTTCCACTCACCGCAGAGGAGGCGGCATAGGAGGAATACACCCCCGGCCGCTCATGTACTGTGATACTCAAGTGTTTATGTCTCCTCTCAATGTAAAGTTCAGGAAGGTGTCCGCCTCATCACCCGCGGTATACATCCACCCGGTGCACACAAGATGCCCGCGCAGCCGCAGCAGACCTTCCTTCCCGTCATATTCCATTTCGTCGCCGCTCAATTCCCGCACGCACAGCCCAAGGGGTTTTTCCTCCTGCAGAACCAGCAGCAGGCGGTCAAAGACCCTCCGGCAAGCCGTCGCACCGATTTCGGGAGGTGCGAGAATATCCAGTGTAAAGGTCAACTGTGCCCTTCGGCCGTACACTTCCTTTTCCTGTCCGGTCGCTTCATCCGCACACTGCCCCAGATAATCCTGTAAGCCCGCGCTTTCGCAGCTCATCTGTTCCAAAGAAACCAGAACCACCGGACGCTTTGCGTCCATCCTGACCTCACCGGGCCAGGAGGCCAGTGCCTCTACCCCTCGTTCGCAGAAAAAACCGGCTATCTTTTCCTGTATGGTTTCTGCCGTCATTCCATCCCCTCCCGGGCTCTGTTGGCAAATACTGCCCACCAATATGTCAGCCGGTCTCCCGCATAAATGGGCTGTACCGACCGGGCCTGATACATCTCTTCGCCCACCTTCACTTTACAGGCACCGTCCAGCGGGATGTCAGCCGGCCCCAAATAGAGAAAGCGGTCCTGCTTCGCCCACCCAAGGGGCGTGGGGACGGACTGCTCCGTCCCCTTGTCCCGTTGGGGCTGAAAGAATGCCCGAGTACGGATGCCCTGAGGGACATCCTGTGTGTATACCGTCACATTCTGCCCGTACCGGGCCAGAATGCGGGAGAATGCTCCCTGTGTCACTGCTCTCACACTCCATAGAAGAAAAAACGTTCATCCTTCGTCCATGCCGACATCAACCGTCTGGCCTGAGCCCGCAGCAGTCCGGCCTTTTCCCCTCCATTGCTTTTTCCGACACTCACGTCACCCGCGCGGAAGGATTCTGCCTGCCCGGCCTCACGACTCACTTCCAGTCCGGCCAGAACCAGCCACGCCCCGGCCAGAACAAAGGCCTCCGGACAGTCCCCGGGGCAAACGCCCTCACGCAGCTGCCCGGTCAATTCGTCCCGGGCCGCGGCACAAAGGGTGTTCAGAAGTCCCTCTTCCTGCTGCGTCGTCTGGCCCAAAGTGCGGGCCAGCTCCATGATGCGCTGCGTCATCACACGCTCAGCACCTTGGAAGCATCGGAAAACAGCTTGGCAAAGCCGCTGATGCTGGTGATGGCAGCACGCTCCAGCTGACGGTCGATGAGCTTGTCGTACTCGATCATCACGTCACTGCCCTGTACCATCTCCAGAGCGTAATTGCGGTCCAGACCGATGATCTTGCCCTCGGGCAGGGCGGAGGTACGCAGCAGAGTCGCGCCCAGAGGTGTGGTCAGCTTGCCGGTGCCCTGGAAGTTCAGCCCGGTCATGGGATTCTGGAACTCAGGCAGCTTGAGCATCTTGACCATCATGTCATTGCTCACCAGCAGGGTGTTCATCTCATAGGGGTCGAACTTGGCCCAGAAATCCACCAGATCCTCATAGGTCAGCGCGCCGTTGGACGCCACAGAAAACTCCTGTGCGGCGTTGCCGTTGCCGTCACCGTTCATAAGCACCTCAATGGCGTCCTCCAGATGCATGCGGTTGATGTGAGCACCAATCTGGCGCAAAGTCACGGAGAACAGATCCAGTTTCTGATATCGAATGGCCTCGTAGGACGCCACCAGCATACGGCCGCGCTTATGAAGCTTGACCAGATTGTCCTGCACCTTCACCGTGGTACTGGGAATCACAGCGCCCTCTTCCACATGACGCAGCTTCTTGTCCTCGCCACCGGCCTCGGTGGTGATGGAGCGGTAATCCATGCCGTCAAAGCGAGTCACCGCAGCGGTAATGTTGGGCAGCAGATTCTGCTCCTCCATACCCTGACGCACGCTGCGGGCGATGTACTCAGGGAAGAGCACGGCGGAGTCGGCGGTGCGGAAAAACTTCTCCACCACGTCGCTGCCGGCACCCTTCACCTTGATGTCAAAACGCTTGAGCTGGCGCTGGAACGCGTCCAGACCCTCCAGTGCAGTACCCTTGTACTGCTGATCGGGGTCCATGCTCTCCAGCACCTGAGTAAAGCTCTTGCCCGCCTCATGGTACATGCCCTTCTCCAACTTCAGATTGTCAAACTGATATGCCATCTTCTTTTTCCTCCTTACAGACAGATCACAGCGGTGTTTTTCACCGTGTCCACTTCGGCCACCAGCACGGTGATGCCCTCACCGGCCTTCACGCCACCCTTGCCATCGGCCACCAGACCAACCATACCCACGTTCAGGGGCATCGTGGCGGGCACTTTGGCAAAGCCGCCCACCTGCACGCCGGTCATACCGTCCCGGGGCATACCGGAAATACCGCAGAAAGCGTCGCCTTCGCCGCAGGGGCCCACGGTGCCGTTTCCGGTCATTTTGACCACCTGACCGTCCTGTACGCCCTCTTCGGCGTAAAAGGTAGCCATCAGGTTGCCAATGTCCTCAAAAGAAATCTTGCTCATGTGTTTTTCCTCCTGTTTTAATATGAGTTCGGTCCCGCTCAGATCAAAAACGCGCCGTCAGCGCCGCCCACCGCCGCCGTCTGCACGTGATGCTCCAGCTGAGTCATCACAGGAAAACGCTTGGCAGCCTGCGTGCCGTATACACGCTTCAGCTCCAGCAGTTCCGATTCCTCCAATTTTTCGGCGATGCGCTCCATCATGCGGTGGTCCACATCGTCCTTGCTCAGTCCGCACAGGCGGACTACCTCCCGGCGCAGTCCGGCCAGATACTTTCTGCCCAAAGCAGCTTCCTGTTCCAGACAGTGCAGCTCATTCTGGCAGCCGTGCTTCACCGCCAGCTGCTTCAGGTTCAGGTTCTTCCCCTTCGTCTTCAGCACTCCGGCCTTGGGTTGGGCCGGAACGGCCACAAAGGACCACTCGAAGGCATCCACCGCGCCCTCCAGCTTGGTATAGCACAGCTTGTTCTCATAGCGTTCGCCCTTCTTGTGGGCGCAGCTGCCCGCCTGCTTGCCGCAGATGGAGCACACCGAGCGGCTGACCGCACAGCCCACACTAACCTCTTTCAGAATGCCGCCTTCCAACTGAGCGATCAGTTCCTCATTACCCGGCGTGCGCAGAATATACGCGTAACCTTTCACGTAGCGAACGGGATCGCCCACCGCAGTCAGCGCACCGGGCTCATCCACCACCTCTGTCCGGTAGATGCGGGCGGTCTGCCCTGCCGCGGTCCAGTTGTGGTCAAATATCCCCGCCTTACCAACAAAGAGCTCTGCCAGACCGTCCAGCGTCTCGCTTTCAAAGCGCTCCCCTTCACGGTCCACCTCGTTGTCGCACAGACGCACAGCAAAGGTATAGACCTCTTCCGCCGTCAGTTGCTTGCGGCTGAACCGGTTGATCTGTTCCAGTTCCTGCTCATCCACCACAGCGCTTCCGCCGCAGTGGGCCTGCTTGTTTACATTCATTCCTCTGCCTCCGCTTTCAGATTGTCCGCCTGCCGGCGGTAAAGTTCTGCTCTGGCCTCTTCCACCTGATCCTGCAGGTTGATGTCGTCCCACACCACCTGAACACTGCCGCCCCAGCCGTGTAAGCGCAGCCAGGTCTCGCAGATGCGCTCCACCACCGGCTCCAAACTGCGTCGGATGGCGGTGATCTCGCTGGTCATCAGGTCAGCCTGCTGACTGCTCATGCGCTCGGTGGAAGACCAGGAAAGGCCCAGCATAAAGGGTGGGATGCCCGTTCGGGCGATGAGCTGCTCCAGGATCTGCCGCACGGGCACTTCACTGTCCAGCACCTGATTGTCCGCGCCGATGACCCGGATATCCACGTCTCCCATGGCCACAAAATCCCTTACACCGCCCTGACCGGATGTCTGCATAGCCCGGCTCCACTCGTTTGCCACCTGTTCGCAGCGTTCCCGCGCGTACAGTTCGTCTCCCTCGGTGTTTTTGCAAACCACGGCAAAGCGCACATTTCCCACCCGTTCCCAGTTCAGTCCGATCGCCTGATAAATTTTCAGCAGGATCTCCGCCATAAAGGGCATAGAGCGCAGCAGGGACACGCCATAGGGATTTCCCGCCTCCGGCTGAAAGGGGGTGAACAGCAGCAGTTCCTGACAGGGCAGCGGCTCGGGCTGACCCGCCGTACGCAAACACAGCTGAAAATCCATAGGAGTTTCCCCCTCCAGAATTTCCACGTTTGCCGGGTCGCACCACAGCAGCGCTGCGATCTCCCGCCCCTCGCAATCGGGCACGATCTCACCCAGCGCCCGACCGCAGGTGAACAGGCAATCCATATACCCGTCCAAAAAGGCCTGAATTCCCCGCTGTCCACGGCCTGCGGGCACGGTCCTCAAAAACCGGTCCAGTTCATCCTGTGCCCGTGTCTCCTCGCACAGCACACCAACGCCGCCACACAGGCGGATCAGCTTCAGAATGGCCGCATCCACAATGGGCACAGCCTCACGAATGGCCCTGTAGATCTGACTTTCGCCTCCCTGAAGAGGCACATACTGCTGCAGCGGGCCGAAGGGATGTCCGGCGGTGTTTCGCACCTGAACTGCCGCCCCCTGTACCGCAGGCTGTTTCTTTTGAAAAAACTTCATCCGTGCTTCTCCTTTTCATATTCTGCGCCGGTACACGCTTCCGGCAAATGTGGGTATTTCGTGTGCTCCGGGCGCGGCTACGGTGGCGGCAAAATACCGTATGTCATCCATGGCGTGGTCATCCTGCTTCCGAACCCGATCCTGCGCCGCATCCTCTTCCCAGCGGTACAGTCCGAACTCCCGAATGGCATCCGGGCAGCTGCTGCAAATCACCAGAGCGCCGCTGCGCAGCAGCCTTGCGGTGGTCCGTATCCCGGACAGCACATCGTTTCTCGCCTTGACCACGCTCCACCCTTCCCGCCGCAGAAGCTCAATAAAGCTGGCTGCCGACGGATCCACCACCACCTTTCGGATCTGTCTGCCTCCTGCCAGACGGGTCAATTCCAGAACATACTCCTGGTCCGTCTTTTGCCGCCCTTGACTTCGTGAGTCATAGTAGTACTCCGCCACCCGGTACCAAACACCGGACCGCAGGCCCCAAAGTCCAAACGATGCCGGGTTGACCGTTCCGTAATCGCAGGAGATGTACCAGCACTCCATCTCTCCCTCCGGCGGCGGAGGGCACTGCTCCCTTTGAAAAAAGTCATACACCAGACCCTGTGCCGCCACCCATTCTCCCAGCACGAACCTGCGGTAAAAGTTCCCCTGAAACAGGTTCTCATAGCGTGCCCGGACCCGGGGAGACAGGGATGGGTTGTCCGCCATCGTGAAGCGAAGATACAGGGCATTGCGGCGCTCCTTCTGACAGATCCACTCCTTATAGAACCAGTGCTCCGGCCCCTCCGGATTGCAGGAGAACCAAAGCTTCGCTCCCTCCACCGAGCATCGGGCACAGGCCTGTTCCACAAAGGAACGGGGCATCAGCACCACCTCATCCAGCAAAACTCCCGCCAAGGTCAATCCCTGGATCAGGTCGGCACTTCCCTCATCCTTTCCTCCGAACAGGTAAAACACATTCTCCCGTCCACCCAACCGAACCGTAAGCTGATTGCGCGAAATCTGTTCGCAGCACTCAAAACCCAGCTGCCGAAGCAGCGGGATCTGCTCCCGCAGCAGATTGCGCCGCACCGACTGTATGGTCTTTCCGCACAGGGCAAACCCCTGTCCGTGAAAGCACGCCATGGCCCAAAAAAGAAAGGAAAGGCCCATACAAAGTGTCTTGCCGCTGCGCACCGCTCCGTCGCAGATCACCGCATCGTGATGCCGGTCCTCCCTGCGGCACCACCACATTAAAAGCCGTTTCTGCTGGCAGAAAACTGTTTCAGCTCCACCGTCCTCAGTCATCCTTCCGCCCCTGTTCCAGAAAGGCCCTCAGAAACTGCTCCCCACCGGAGGGCTTATCCCCCTCCAGCAGTTCCAGCACCTTTTCCAGCACAGCCAGCCGATCCGCCAGTTTGATCTCCACCGCCCCGGACGGACTGCGCTTGAACTCCGTCAGCGCCGACAGATCCAACCCCGCCAATTCATCCGCCTGCTCCTCCGACAGATAGGCCAGCCGTACCGCGTCGTTGACCCTTACCTGCGCGATATCGCACATTTTCTTTAAAATCTCATCCCGGGTGGGAGCCCTCGATTGTTTTCCCATAAATTCCACCTCACACTAATGGTAGGATTAGGGTAAAAATTGCACGTTTGCGTACACCAATCCGAAAAATTCCATAAATTTTCTTTTTTCACCTGGGAATAGCGTGGCTTTCTTCTCCACATCCTCTTTTTCAGAATGAAAATGTTTGGAGGGTCTCCCCATGATACGTGCACTGCCCCTTTTGTTGACTTTGGCAATGCTGATCCCCTGCGTCCGCGCCGCCCCTGCCGGCCCGCAGGTCAATGCCGCATCCGCCATCCTGATGGAAAAGGAAACGGGCACCGTTCTCTATGAGAACAATGCCCACGAAAAACTGGAACCCGCCAGCGTCACTAAGGTCATGACCCTGCTTCTGATCATGGAGTCACTGGACAGCGGACGAATCAAGAAAGAAGACATGGTCTCCGTCTCTGCTTATGCCGCTTCCATGGGCGGCTCTCAGGTTTTCCTGGAGGAGGGGGAGCAGATGTCGGTCCACGATCTGCTCAAATGCATTGCCGTTTCCTCTGCCAACGATGCCGCAGTCGCCATGGCAGAGCATTTAACGGGAAGTGAAGCCGCCTTTGTGGACAGAATGAATTCCCGCGCGGCAGAGCTTGGCATGAAGGATACTCATTTCTCCAACTGCACCGGTCTGCCTGTCGGGGAACACTATACCAGTGCCCACGATATCGCCCTCATGTCCCGTCAGCTGATCCTTCACCATCCGGACATCCAGTCCTACGCCACCATATGGATGGACTCCATCCGAGGCGGAGCCTTCGGTCTGTCCAATACCAACCGTCTGATCCGTTTTTATAACGGTGCCACGGGTCTTAAAACCGGCTTTACCGATTCCGCGCTTTACTGCCTGTCTGCCACCGCCGAACGGGACGGTATGGAGCTGATCTCCGTGATCATGAAGTCCCCCACATCCGACGACCGATTCCAGGCCGCCAAGACCCTGCTGGACTACGGCTTTGCCAACTACAGCCTGACCACAGTCCACCCTGACCAGGCTCTGGCCCCCGTGGAAATCCTCTTGGGCGAGTGCGATCACGTCCAGCCCGAGCTGTCCCGCGAGTGCCGCCTGCTTCTGCCCCGTGACAGTACCGGTCAAATCACCACAGAACTGCTCGTGGCACAAGACGTGGAAGCCCCCGTGGAAGAGGGCCAGCGGCTGGGGCAGATGATCGTCCGGGTAAACGGTGAGGTGTGCGATGAAGTCCCCATCGTGGCCACACAGGGGGTAACCAGACTGTCCTTCCCCGGCATCTTTTCCAGACTGTTCCGCCGTATGCTCATGGCCGGCTGATAAGCTCAGCGGCCGGGGAGTATCCCCGGCCGCTGTTCCTTTGCCGCAATCGCTTCTGTTTCAACGAAATATCGCAGAAAGCGCTCCATTCTCTCCTTGACGCGGCAAAACCTCTGTTGTATAATTTATATAAAAGAAGAATGTCTTTTTTGCAAGAATGTTGTAAACAATCACATGCTGTACAAAATTGCCCATTTTCCGGGTTTCAGGTGTATTTATGTCAAAATCAAAGAACAAAACTTCATCCTATGACCGCTATCTTGGTCTGGAGGCATTCACGGACGGCCACAGCACCCGAGCCTGGACCTGGTTCGGTGCCCATCCCCATGCTCAGAACGGGCAGGACGGTTTCTTTTTCCGTGTCTGGGCTCCAAACGCCAGACTGGTTTCGGTTTTCGGTCCGTTCAACGACTGGAATGCCGCCTCCCATCCGCTGACCCGGGTAGAGGGCGGCATCTGGGAGGGTTTTCTCCCCGGGCTTGCTCAGGGGATGGCCTATCAGTATGCCGTCTGGTCCACAGACAGCCACTACATCGGCAAGGCCGACCCATATGCATTTTGTGCCCAGCTTCGGCCCGATACCGCCTCCATCCTCTATGATCTGTCCGGCTACCGGTGGGGAGACAACGCCTGGCTTCAGTTCCGCAGGGAGAATCCTCCCTACCGGCGCCCCATGAA